TGTGTATTCCAATTATTCAGAATATCAAAATCGCATTGCGGTCATTAGTAATGCATATTTATTCGGCAAAAATCCTCAAATGGAATTCGAAAGATACATTACAAATGCTCAAAACAATAGTTTAGGAGCTGCTGTGAACAATGTACAATCCGCTACAAGTGAAATTGTCGATGAAAGTTCTCGTCTCAATATGACCGCAAGTAGATTGGCAAATACAGTAGCCACTGATCTACCACAGAGCGCGTCAGAGACCAGTAATTTAGGCATTTCCATTTTGGGTAACATTGCAAAATTGCGAGATACCATTTCCAAATTAGGCGGTGCTTTTGTTCTCAATAATTACATACAAGACGGCGCCATTTCAACAGTAAAATCGCCAGGACAAAGTACCGCTCCAGCGAACGCACCAAAATCATCGTCACCTTCTTAAAAGTAAAATCAACGCTAATTATATATCAGTTTATAATTCAAAATGAAATATTTACCATTGTCCTATTTTAGTTATCATCTCCCTTATTATGTTGCATCCTGGTTAGTTGTTATTTTATTTGCCACGTTTATTTCAATGATGTATTTGGCGATGAAATATGAAGTATATAATAAACAACATGTATGCGATCCTATGTATTATTATGGAAAACCCTGTTATAATTATATTAGTGAGCGATTATTAACAAATTCACAGTTTTCTAATGCTAGAAATACATTTTATAATAATCTAGACACTTATGAACCTGAAACCGCAAGTTTTAAAGGAGCCAAACAAACTGTTATTGATGCAGAGCGTATTATTGAAAAATCTTCAAAACCCGCAATTGAACGTGCAATGGAACAAGACAATGAATTTATCGAAGAAAATACTTCTCAAATTAACAATATGACCTCGATTTTACAACTCTTAAGTTTGAAATATTTAGGAAATTTGCAAGAAACAATTGAAGAAACCAAGGATTTACCATCTGGTGTGCAAGATCAACTTAGTAATATACCAAATGAACTCGAAAATTTACGCATATTAGTAAAAGAAAGTTTGGTTGATCCCGTGTATACCCGTTATAGTGCTCCTTTAAACAAATTGTATCGGTCGCTCAGTGAAATAAAAGAACCATCGAATTCACACTAAATTTTTCTCATTACAAGTATATAAATTGTAATGAAAGAACGTAATTCCTTTGGGCTTGTTGCTGTAATTGTTGTATTGGCGTTCATTGTAATTGGTGTATCGGTTACATCTACTACTAAGGTTCGTGCTTATAACTTTTTCAATAAGTTATCCAATAACAAAATAGAAAATATGACTGTCAAAACAGAAAAAGGGCAAGATCGTATCCGCTACGCGCAATATCCAAATGCTAAGTCTGTGAATGTAGAAAATGAGTTTTTGATCAATAGTGATGCATCATCCGAAGACCCTGAACGTGTTCATCAATTACCTGGTGGATTATATGGTCCCAACGAACAAAAAGTATTGACATTTGGAAATGTACAAGGATCTCTTTCCGAGCAATGTGCCAATATTTCTAGTGGTTATTCCGTATCTGGTGGTTATGCTTGTTTTAACAAGGAACAATACGATTTACTTACGAGCCGTGGTGGAAATCAAACATGTGTAAAACCATGTCAAGCCAAAATAAATCCCTGTGGAAATAAATAATTATCGGGTAGTAAAACAATATTCACAATAACAAACTGATCTAGACCTATCGGGGTCTATATCAATTGAATCAACAATCCATCTATGTTCACATCTATTTTCAATAAAATGATTAATGTCCTTCAATATTTTATCGAAATGAGCAGTCCGATTTTTTTTAGGTAGCGTTTGTAAGCTTAGTTTGCAATTAATTAATAGTGTAAGTTCGTCCATTTTTTTGCAATAAAAAAAATACAATATATACAATCAATTTTCTTACTATTTAAATATACATAGCCAAAATGCTCTGATTTTGCTCCTCTTCACTTTTAACCAATTTTCGAACTTGTTCATAATTCACTTCGACCGGAAACTGTATTTTCAGATCCATATCCTTTTCAAACAAATTCTTCTCAGGTTTCATCAAACGGAACAAGTTCAATTTCGTATGAATCACCTCCAAACAACGTTTTAGATTACGAACACCTTCTTCACCCTTAGTCAAGGCCTTATTTCCAATGATTTCCTTAATTGTATCATCGGGGATTTTCAACTCATCTTCTTTAAAGTTTACTTGATCCCTGATTTTCGGAAGCAAGAAATCTTTTGCAATAATCAGCTTTTCTTTTGCATCATAACCCTTGGTTTCAATACGATACATTCTGTCGCGCAAAATCGGGTTGATCTTTGTTTCATCATTGTAACTAAATATAAACAAACATTTACTCAAATCGAAATCAATGTCCGCAAAATACTTGTCGTGAAACTGTGTGTTTTGAGAAGTATCCGTCAAATGAGTTAATACACCAATGATTTCTTGTCCACGTGCACTATCACTTACTTTATCCAATTCATCAAAGTATATGACAGGATTCATGCATTTGCTATCCATTAGGATTTGCACAATTTTACCCCAAAGACTTCCTTCGTATGTATAACTATGACCTTCTAGAAAACTGGAATCACCTGTACCACCGAGCGCAATGAAAGTAAATTCGCGGCCAAGGATCTTACTAATACCCTCTTTTACAAGCGAGGTTTTACCGGTTCCAGGTGGTCCCTTAATAGCAATCGCGCTACCGAGCGCATCTGGATTGGTAATCCATTGACCAATCATTTGCATAATCTGCATTTTGGCGTCATTCAATCCATATACACAATCATCCAACGATTTTTTAGCATTTTCCATAAAATCACTACATACTTCAATACCATCTTTTCGTGACACACTTAGCGTCTTGTTTACTCCAAACGGAATACGCATGAATGCATCTACCCATGATTTCAGTTTATAGTATTCTGGATCACCGGCTTCCATAGAACGCAACATATTGACTTTTTGCAATACTGTGGCTTTATATTTAGGAGGAATTTTACTATCCAATAGTGAGAGACGATAAGGTTTCTTTACATCGATATGTTCATTTACCTTTTTGAGTTCATTCATAACACGTTGTTGTTCTTGATTACTCATTTCCTTTTTGAAATATTCCAATTCACTCGGGCGTTTGGAACCATTGTTAATGAGTTTATGGTATTTTTTCGCATTCTTCATGCGTGATTTCTTTATCAATTTGCGAATCGATTGGCGACAATCCTCCAATTGTTTAGTAAATACCTTACTTTTCGGGTTCGATTTCGCTTTCTCCGTCAAATGCTTTTTGAGTTCAACAAGTTCCTTATATTCATTATCCACAATATCTTCTTCTTCATTTTCCTCTGAAGTTTCGGTTTTGTTATGACGCTTCTTCTTTTTATTACGTTTTTCCTTTTTCGCCCGATCGGTTTTTTGAATTGTTTCTGGCATTTCAATGGATTGATAATTTTCCTTCATAAAAGTCTTTTCATCATCACTATCACAATCATCATTATCGTCTTCTAGTGCGATTCCTTCGTCTTGTTCATTTCCAAGAATAGCTTGACCACCTCCCATTGTCAAAATAATGTTGAAATCCTTTGCATCGTCTTCGTCATCATAGTCAGAGTCCTCTTCCTCGTCATCGTCCTCTTCTTCTTCCTCTTCATCACTGGAAGATTCAACAAGTTCTCTACGCTTGGATCGTTTTTTATTTTTTTTATATTTTTCGTCATTTTTGATTTTTTGATTAATATAATTGGAAGGAAACAATGCAGCCAACGTTTTGCGCAATTCTTTTGGATCTAAATCCGAATCATATTCTTCATCTTCTTCATATTCTTCTTCATCCTCTTCTTCTTCAGTTTCATATTTGCGATTATGTTTACGATTATGTTTTGATTTACGCTTAGGTGGAACATATTCTGATTCATCCGAACTTTGTTCTTCATCTTCTTCATCAGAATCCTCTTCAGAAATCGTTTCATAAGAATCTTCTTCCGAAGATTCGAAAATTTCACCATCCTCCAAACTGGATTCTAGATCACTGTCATCGTCACGTTTCGATGACCTTTTTTTCTGTGATTTAGAATCCATTTTCTTTGACGACTTTTTATCCTTGTTTTTAATAACCATTTTATTTATTCAGAAACCTAGTGTTTATATGGAAATTATGGAATATTTAAAAGTTTCAATTTTGTTGTATATGATATATAAAATAATTTAGGAGAAAATTGATTTGTATTGTTTATGTGGAAACAATATAAAATTTAGACTTGTATATTATACTAAACAATGCCGCCATCATCAAATCTAAATGATTATAAGGCGCCTTCTAAAATTATTGGGGTTCAATTTAGTATGTTATCTCCGGAAGAGATCCGTAAGAATTCTGTTGTAGAAATTACTTCCCGAGATACTTACAATAACAATAAACCACTAATAGGAGGCATGTTTGATCCACGAATGGGTGTATTGGAACCAGGAATTATTTGTCCTACAGATGGCTTGACATATATTGATACGCCGGGCTATTTTGGACATATTGAGCTAGCTCGTCCTGTTTTCGCCATTCAACACATGAAGGACATTATGAAAATTGCCCGCTCTGTGTGTTTCAAATGTAGCAAACTCTTGATTAATAAACAAGCTCATAAGCATATTACATGTTGGCCTGCGAGTTCCAGATGGGATTATGTTTCAAATTTGGCTAAAAATGTAAAACGTTGTGGTGAAGCAACTTTGGACGGATGTGGCTGCAAACAACCTGACATTAAATTGGAAGGAATGGCTACTATATTGGCTATGTGGGAAAATATGGAAACTGATAATGAAGACAAAACAATTACTATGAAATTGACACCAGAGATGATATTGAAAATATTCAAACGCATTTCGGATGATGATGTTTCGTTTATGGGTTTTCATCCACTTTGGTCTCGTCCTAACTGGATGGTATTGGAAGTTCTTCCTGTTCCACCTCCAGCCGTGCGTCCTTCTGTTAAGCACGATGCTCAACAACGCAGTGAAGATGATTTGACTCATATTTATATTAATATTATTAAGACCAATAATACTTTAAAGGAAAAAATGGCGAATCATGAAACCAACGCCAATGTTATTGATGGATGGTTCAATATTTTGCAACATTCTGTCGCTATGATTGTCAACAACAAAATCAAGGGTGTTGCACCTATGGCCCAACGTTCTGGTCGTCCTCTAAACTGTATTATGGGACGGTTGAATTCGAAGAATGGTCGTATTCGCGGTAACTTAATGGGAAAACGTGTTGATTATAGTGCCCGTTCAGTCATTACAGGTGATCCCAATTTATCTGTTCGAGAGTTGGGTGTTCCTCTCAAAATCGCCATGAATATTACCAAACCGGTTATGGTGAATGATATGAATCGGGATTATTTGATGAAATTGGTACAAAATGGTCCGGAAATATATCCAGGAGCCAAAATATTGCAGCGCAAATATGGTGAACATATTTCCTTGCGTTATGTTGATCGTGACTCGCTTTATTTGGACAATGGAGATATTGTTCATCGTCATATGACGGATGGCGATGCTGTATTATTTAATAGACAACCCAGTTTACATAGAATGTCAATGATGTGTCATATTGTTCGTGTAATGAAAGTTGGTGATACATTCCGTATGAATGTAGGTGACACCAAACCGTATAATGCTGATTTTGATGGTGATGAAATGAACATGCACATGCCTCAAAACGTATTGGCTGAAACAGAGTTACGAGAATTAGCAGCTATTCCTTATCAGGCCATTAGTCCTGCTTCCAATTCACCGATTATTGGTATTTATCAGGATTCATTGTTAGGATCGTATCGTTTGACCCGACCCAATATTAATTTTACACCTTTGGAAGCAATGAACTTGCTCATGATGTATCCTCATGTTCGTCCAGAAGAACTTCGTAAAGAGAAAGGAGGTAAAGTTTCTTCCTTTGAAGTGTTGTCACAGATTATGCCTCCAATCACCGCTACATATAAAACAAAAACTTTCAAAGAAGGAAAGGACGACCATGCCACTTCAAACAACGTATTGGAAATTCGTAATGGCAAGGTATATCGCGGGCAAATGGATAAATCGGTCATCGGCTCTACTACAAAGGGCTTGCTTCATCGTGTTTGCAATGACTTTGGAAATATGGCCTGTGTAAATTTCAACGATAACTTGCAAAACATTGTTACGGAATACTTGAAAACGAGTGCTTT